CTACGGAAAGCTCGTCACTCCAAGCAGTTCCTGACTCTGTACCTTCACCGTAAGCATTACCTATAACAACTAAGTAATCACCACTTACACTTGTCCAAGATGCATCGCCTGCATTTTTAACAATCCAAGCGTTGGAACTTATTCCTGTAACAACTCCAACACCTCTTTTAGTAGACCCTGGAACTATTCCATCCCACACTTCGAACATAAGTCCAATGTGGCTGTTGTAAGAAGTATTACCACCCTCACCTTCTAGTCCTACAATTGAACTTGCAGTTAAGTTAAGAGTATCAACTGCGTTATCTGCGGCAACTGCTTGAGCAGATGAAGTCTGTACGTATTGTTTCTGCCAAGGGTTTCTGTGTTCAAACATTTTAAACTGCGGATCTGCCATCCCTGTAATAGTTTGTTGATTTGAAACTACTGTAGTAAAGGGCGTTACATCTGTCCAAAGCTCTTTAACCACATTAGGGCGCATGTAAAAATCCCGTCTATCATCGTACAGGACTCCTGATGATCCCAGTGTTTTGGCATTTGATGCCATAGTATTATCCTCCTAAACCCCGAAGGGTTTATCTTGTTAAACCGTTACTGTCTTCGATTTCGCATCAAGCCAAGGTTGAAAGCATCTTCTTCGCTTAACTGAGGTTCAGAGTAACCTGTGCCTGCACTTGCAGGTGGAGGTACACTTAACCTTTGTTGATTTTGCTTCATGCTCTCGGCTTTTTGCCTCTGTTCCATCTCAGCTTTGGAGGGCGCAGAACGCAGTTTATCAAGACGTACTAGATTATCTAGACTCAAGGATTCAGGACTACTATAATACTTTATGAACTCATTCGCTTTTTCTGGTGCATAACCATAAGTGTTAATAAGTTCTGATTGCATTTTCTCAACTTCTTTTTGTTGTGTGTACTCAGCTTGTCGTTGCTTTAGGGTTGCCTCCCTGGCTTCGGCTTGCTGGGTGCGATAAGTATCTATTTGCTCACTATAATCAAGCATATTATCCCTGTACTCATCCATTGATTGTCTGTATTTGTAACTTGCGCTATCTACATCCATATAAGCTTCGGATGGATCATAGTTGGCAGGTTTAACTGGACGCTGTGGTTTCTGTGGCAATCCATCAGATTTTGCTTCCGCAGGAACCTGTTGGGTATCACCAGAAAGTGATCGTGCAACGTTTTGAAGAACTTGAGGATTTTCCTTTATGTACTCAGCTAAAGGAGCTACCTTTTCGTACTGAGACAATTTTTCTTCTAATTGGTTGAACTCACTTGCCTTTTGGTCGTATCTGCTCTGCCAATACTCAAAACGACCTTCATCTGCTTTAGTTTCCACTTTAGCTTCTGCAGGTTCTTCTTGAGTACCTGAAGGTCTTAGATTCTGATCAAAGTCCTCCAGTGTGTCAACAGGATTTGGAGCCTGTTGCTCTCCTTCACCTTCAGCTTGAATTGGAGCATCTCCACCAAGATCAAAATACTCTTGGCTTTCTGTTCCAGCATCCATGCTTTGTGTTTCATCTGACATTATGTTCTCCTCGCTATTTGTCTAACTGACAGCAATAGCTTCGTTTTGTTGTTCATCTTGTCTTAAATCTTGTTTTGTTTTAGATAGCTCATCATTCAAACGTGCCTCAAATAAACGAACTGCAGATTCTGATTTGTTTGATTGGCTATTTAATTTTGTTTTAAACTTTTCTAGTTCAACACGTTTGCGATCATGTACCGATTCACGTGATGCAGTTTGCAGATCTCCTTTTACATTTTTTAGCTCTTCTTCTAACTGCGCTATCATCTGCTGCTGTTTTTGTATAATGCTTGTTCTCTCAAGCACTCCTTCAGTATCAGCAACTTCTGTTTGCTCTAATACTTCTTGAGCATCTATAATGCCTGATTGATACAACTGCATGTAATAATCAAATCTTGCCCAACGGTTTGATGGTAAAGTCGAACCGCTAACAACTATTAAATCGTAATTACCAACAGTCACATCATTTACCCTGCCAATAATTTCATTGGTAAGATCATCGTATACTGGTTGATTTAAAGTTACTTCACTCATTCTACCGTCAGGCTTCATTATGCGTATAATCTTTTGATCGGTATAGGTTTGCTGAATCAATTGAATAACAACTTTTCCAATTTGATTTAATGCTTCATCTATATCATCAAGTTTTGATTTAATTCTTCTTTGAGAATATTCATCTATTGCAACTGTCCCCTTGTAAGTCTGTGGAGCAGAGCCAGGATCTCCACCTTGTAGTGGATGTATTCCTAATATATGATAAATGCTTTGCTTGGCATCTTCTCTATTTTTATAAAGTTCGTTAGGAAGTGGTATTGGGCCTGCAACAATTGGCGTGCCTAATTCAGGATCAAATTCAATAACTCCTGTACCAGCTCTTGACCACTCTTCTTCCAATTGTTTTCTGTTCATTGAACCTCTTGGGATTAATAGTTTCGTGTTGGTGCTTGAACTGGCGTGAGCAATAATTAAAGATGTTATTTTATTTATATATTCTTGAATGGGTTTAACAAAACGTACATCACTCATTGGATAAGGATTACGATTGTGGCGATTCATAAGAGTAACAATTGGATAATCTTCAATGTCTAATATGTAATCGTATAAAAGTTTTCCACCCGCAATTAAAATTCTTCTTATTCTATCAACAATTACCTCGTTAGAAACAATCACGCCCTCAAGCATTAACAAACCTTTTTTGGTAATGCTTAATTCTGTTTGTGAATCAGGAATTGCTTCAGCATGCTCTGGTCCTGGCATAATTGAAGGTTGACCAGTTTGCATATCCATCATATAATGATACGTACCGCCTGTTGCTTCGTGAATTGCAATTAACTCATCTACGCTCTTTTTTTCCGTAATGTATTGAGTTCCCTTAGATGTGGTCATTATAATTGCAGGTTGCTCAGAGTACTCAGCAAAATCTTGCTCGTTAAAAATATATTCTTGGTTAATAACCGTATCCATAATATGGTAGTATGGAAGTTTTACTTTTTGGTAGCGATCTATAACTTCGTAATACTTATCTTCACTGACATAAGCATTGTCTCTTGTTGGCCCAATCTTTTGATCCAGTTGACCACTTCTATTGGTTGAGGGGTAGCGTTCATTTTTAGATTGCGTCATATCATCAATCATTTCTGCGGTTTGTGGATACAGATCAATTAATTGCGGTTCTGTAAAAATTTTAGCAATCATAATATTAGATGCGTCTCTGCAGAATGTATCAGATGCATTTGGATCAATGTAGACATCAAAAGGATCTACACTGTGAAAGCAAACTTCTCCCCTCCCAAAGTCTGCCATAGGGTCTGAATACACTTGCATGACCCCCATTCCCTTAACGTAATAATCATCTACAATCTGTTTCAGCTCCACATTGCCATTTGATTTATCCCATATATACGACATGATATCAGAAAAGATTCTACCAACTTTAGTATCACTGTCATCTCTTCCTGTTGATTGAAATTTTGGTTTGTTTGCTGTAAGCATTGCTTTTGCTTGCTCAACAGACGGATGTACCACATTGTCAACAATTGGACTCTGCGCTCTCTTTTCAAGGATAGAAACGTGGTTAGACTTCCATTGCTGGTTGTTTCTGAACTCATCATCCTCCATAGCTTGAGTAGCCCAATCGGTTCTTTCACCGTGATATTGGTCTAAAAGCTTCTCGGATTCTGTGACTATTGGTTCTTTAATATGTGGCATTTGGTAGAGAGATTACACATTGACCCTAGGCAACCTCTACTCATTAAGTAGTTTGCCAATCATATTTTTTTAAATCCCTCATTCCAAGGACTGGAACGTCTTTTTCTTCATGTAGTGGAGCGTAGTTACCTTTAAAGGCATAATACAATCCGTCTAACAAATCATCATGCTTACCTCTTGGAAACAAAAGCATTTCATCTACAAGGTTCTGCATATTTTTCATTATATATATTTCTTTTTTTGCAAAAGAAGGTTGCAAACTTTCTAATCTATGTGACTTGCTTGTTCTTGGGTTTTCTTTAATATTTAATCCTGGAATAAACATACCTTCTTCATCGCATCTCATTTGAACGTATTGCCTTAACATTTCCTGATAGCCAACAGATTCAATTCGAGTCTTGGTAGATTTATATTTTTTAAAATTATCTACAATTGCTTCTGCTAATGCCAAAGGTTTGGCGTGTTTTCTATAGTACGGAAGTGCAAACTTCCTATTCTTATCATCTACTGCAAGATTGAAAATAACAGAGTAGTCTGCAGTTTGCTTTACACTTGAGGCTGGGTCTACTCCTGTAAAAATATTTATAGGAACTGTTTCTTTTACTTCTTTCCCATCTATTTCTGTTATATCTAAGAAAGCATTGTTTTCATTGTCTAGTCTGAATTTTCCATCATAATACTGAATATCATCACTTTTAAAGAGTTGGTCCTCATCTCCAACAATTTCGCACATATATTCACGATAAAAGACAGACAGTCTGTTAATAGACTCCAATTCTTCTTTCTTTGCTATTAATTTTTTTATAGGCCACCACTCTTCCCATAAAGAAAAGTTTTTTTCTATATTTGGAGTAAATACTTTATTCTGCCATCCTTTCATTTCTTTTAATGTTTCCACTAAACAACGCTGATGTTGAGGCGTTCCTATAATAACAATCCGACCTTTGATAGGATCAACGGAAGGAACTGCAGATTGCAACAACCATCTTAGATTATGTTCCATAGCTTCTGCAGTCTTGGTATTGTTTTCATCTTCAGGGTCATCTACGATAATTAAAGTGGGTCTTTGATTACCCACTTTTATACCACGAAGCTGCTGACCTGTACCTTTGCAGATAATCATAGAACCATCCTTTAGTTCTACTTCTGACTTAGCCCAACTTCGTGCGCTATGCTGACCCCAATAGCCAAACAACTGTCTAAATGGTTCAGAATAGTCTATGGTATCTTTAATAGTACCAAGAAGCTTTACTGCGTGATCTTGAGTTCTAGACACAAGAACAATCAGTTTCTGACCCCTATCAAACATTAAATGGTATAATGGGAATACACCGCCTACTATAGAGCTTTTAGCATGACCTCTTGGAGCAATGATGTTGATCTGCTTCTTAGTTTTGTCTAAAAGCTCTAATGCAATCTCATAATGGAACTTAGGACTTGGTACGGAAAACATCTGTGGCATCACAATTTTTCCAAACAACACCATATCCTTTTTTAACTTTTCAAGTATGACCTTGTTATTAGCTTTGGATTTCATCTTTTTGGGCAACTAACCTAACGGATTACGTTTATGAGTTCTGCTAATAATCGGATCCAATTGAATATTCTGTATTACCCTCTTTTACGGTAATTTTATTTTCCTTCGCAATTGCCTTTAAAACCTCGAGAAATAGAGCGATCTCGTCTTTACTCGAAGATTCTAAAATAATGCGCTCACGGTGCAAAATATCGCCATCTTTGGGTATGTTACGATTCCAATCGTACTGCATTTATGTAAGTTCTTTCTTTTGTTCTAGTTTTAAACGTTTTTCTTCTTTTTCAATGTCATCTAAAATCTGATTTGTCATGTCAATTTGTACCGTATCTGTTTGAACTGCTTTTTTAGGAAGCATATCTAAGATTCTAACGTAGGTTTCTGCTCCTCTTAGCATGGTTGAAGCATCTTCTTTGCCTTTTGCTATGGAAATAGCGTCAGATATAACGTCTAATACATCTCCTTCGCTGATTCCTTTCTCTTTTAATGCATTTTGAATGCGTTTATCTACCATTCGTTTAACCTCTTCTTGTTTAAATAGTCTTTTTGCCGACAAATCGGGTCTTCTCTGGTCTTTTCTGTAGATTTTCCCTAATAAATTCCAATCAATGCCACCTCCATCAAGCAGCATCCTTACATAAACGTCTACTGCTCTCTTGGTTCTAGATGTTTTAGACTCTAATAGTTGGTAGGATTTAGTAGATATACTGGAATAGTTACCAGTTTCACGCCTTGGCTCCCATAATAGCTTGGCACGTGGCGTTATAAAAGCAGTAGCAAATGCAAATTGTATCTCTGTTAGTTCTTTATACTTGGTTCTACGTACACATTCAGCAACATACTGATCATCTGATATGCCAAAGTCTCCTTTTTTGCACTCTTTCCAGGGTTTGTAGTCAATTTCACGCTCGTCAGCTTCTGATTTGGAATAGATTGGATACGTCACATCCATGTATTTATTGACTTTTAATTTGCGAGTTACGTATTCCACTACATACTATAGATTGTACATACTATATATCTTTAGATATATAGTACATATTTAAGTATGTACATACTATAGTATGTATATATAAAAAACATATAAACATGCTAGTTATGCAACTCTTTTTTAAATATTTTTTCACCCTCGAAAGGAAAGTCGTGTAATTGGGATTCTATCATGGCTTCTATCTTTACTTCAGCTAGTACGTAGTCTGTTATATAAAGCAATTCATCAATATTAGTTGGTGAGATACTTTCAGTTTTCCATTTGCCTTCTTTTTTATCCCATACTAGAAACTCTCTAGTTTTTGGATCAAAAAATTTTTTCGGTTTAGACATGGTGAAACCTACGCCTTTAGACTGGGCGACCTCTACTCGGTTTCAAAAAATTAATGTAGAATGTGTGTGGGAGATATACAGGTACCCGACCCCCCTGTCTTTTGGGTTGCACCCTTATTTATTTAGTTGAATTAATCGATTGCAATCCTCTCCACTGCTTAACCTTCTCAGTATTGTACATACAGTACCATATACATACTAGAGGATGTACAATACTGTACAGGTTAAGGTACGGGGGCGTACACCATTGTCAAGTATTGCAATGCGATAGGATAATTCAAACCTGTTGCTAACCCAAAGACAGGATCCGTTCCCCTCGATGTTAGGGCATACTTTGTGTATGCCCTTTAATCATAATAACATAATAAAAAGGAAACCAAATAATGAATACTAATGAAACAACACAATATGACACCGCTTTTTCAGATAAGCTTGAGGAAGTTGATACACAAGATCAAGCTACATTTTCATTCTCTAAAGAAGTTAAGAAGAAGAAAGGTGGTACAAAGCTTGCTAAGTTTACAGATTCAGATATGAAGCAATTCGGTTGGACAACCTTTAGAGAATTTATGACTGCTCTTGCGGATGTTGAAAGCGATGTCTACTCTAAAGCAGTTACAACATTTAAGTCTATAGCACCGAATATTGTAGGTATCACTGCCTACTACAATAAGATAGATAGAGATAGGAGACAATACGCTAATGAGTATGTCTGGCAATTAGCATCTCATCTACGCTTTCAGGGTAAGTCTGAACCAATCTTCGCTACAAAGACTAAGAATGGTAATAGAAGGGGCGATCAGATTGGATTCTCTGCATATCTGAAAGCGTCTTTGCCTAAGGTCAATGCAGGAAGGCTCACAGACAATATCTGCTCCATAAAATTAGACCTTCCCAATAGATAACACACTCCATACCAATCCCTCTGTCTTGTACAGGGGGATTGGTTCTTTTTAAAAACCATACACAATACAAAAAGGGCATTTTATGAGTTACCTTTATAAACCATGTCCATTTAAGTACAAATATGAATTAGTGGACTGGGCAAAAAATCGTTTTCAAAAACCAAAAAACAATTATACAAGTATGAGTAAAAAGCAATTATTTGCAATCTATTTCAATACTTTGTATAAAAACTAATGAAGGAGAAACACATGAAAAAATATGAAGGTCTTTTAGAATTTATAACGTTTTCTTGGCTAATGTTTTGTTTGCTTGTTTTACTCATTTGTGTGAACTTATAGTATATACTTTTACACAAATATGTACAATAATGAAATAAACTTGAACTTACTTGGACTTCCGCATTCCAATAACCTCGGTTGTTTATTTCATTTTATAAGGGGGTTAGTCTCTGAGTTACCACTACTACTTTCATTGTCAACTCATCTAACCCCCAAATGTGGGGAATTAATTGTTAATAGGCTTTTTCTTAAAACATAGGAGGAATAGTGGAGATCAATTTACAGGGCAGCAACCCTAAAGCCATCTAGTAAATTGGTCTTTTCACCGCCATAATCTATAAAAAGCCCATAATAGGAGCTGAAAAAGACTGTCACGGATGTGTGAATTAATTCCCCAAAACTTTAACTAAAAATACAAAAAGGAGAAAGATAAATAAGGATTAAAAATGGAATCAAATGAAATAATTAATTGGTGGTGCGAAACAAGTTCTAAACATTATGTAAAGAACAGACCTACACATGCATGGAAACTTTTATCTAATTGTTTAAAGACTATATGGTCTGAAATGGATAGAGATTTGGAGTCGGTTATGGCTCAAATAAAAAGAGAAGGATTTGAAGATCAACTTAATAATGAAATAAGAAAAAGACTCGAATACAAAGTAAAAATCTTATTAGAAGAAAGACAAGAAAGAATAGATAAAGAAGAAGAAAAAAAATATCGCTATTTAGATGATAATGATCAATTTGATCAAATATAAAAATACAAAAAGGAGAATTGCATGGGAAATATTAAAGATGCAATCTTAGAAAATAAAGATAGACCACAAGGACTTTTTAATAATTACAAACCAAATAGAATATCTTTTTATTTAATGTTACTACAAGCGGGTAGACTTAACAGTTTGTTTGAAACTTTATTAAATGATATAAATGACCCATTAGCAGACTATGTAAAAATTTTACTAGAAGACGCAATAAATGAAAAAGATAGAAGTGTAAAAGATCCATTAGATGAATTGAAGAAAAGATTTATTAAAGATATGGAAAAATATAAAATAGATAAAGATCAGGAGACTTTGTTCTAATGAAAAATAGTATACAATGGGCAATTGATAATTTAGATAGACAAATTCCTAAAACTACATTTAGCACTACAATAACCAAACACGAAGAAAGAAGATTAAAGTATTGTCCTGAATGTGAACTGGTATGGGAAATATCTTATACTGGTACCATTACAAGACATACTGATATGCCTACAATTGGTTTAAATAGAATAGTTTGTAGGAACTGTAAGTAATGAATGTAAAAGAATTGATCGAAAATTTAGAAAAAGTAAAGGATAAAAATTTGAGAGTCGCCATTGGTGATATTGAAGATAGTTCTGGTAGCTACCCTAATTACATAGTTGTTGATATTGAAGTGTACACAACTAGTAATAGTGGGTATGAAGAAGCTGGTGAAGTAAGGCTTGTAACATCAGAATGAACTATTTAACTATGCAGAGGGAGCTGGGTAAACCAGAGTAGTGGATAAATAAAGTGACTGAGTGTCCGAATTGCTGAAGTTTTGGGAAGCACACTTCTTTATTTAGGTAGTGGTGGATTAGGTTGAAAAGCACTAATCGTGTATGCATAGTTAATAAACTGAATAATAGGGTTGTGTCTCTTATGGAGACAATCTCAGAGAAAACTGAGGGTTTTGCGTGGATACCTGGGACAAAAAACAGAACAAACATACAACCCTATTTTAAATAATAAAAAGTAAAAAGGAGAAAAACATGTATAGTTGTTTTATTTGCAATTTGCTAGGGAAAGCATCTCAACCGCTTTTCACAGCATATATAGATCATACTATTGAAATAATAGAAAATGTAAAAGAGTCAGTTTTGATTAAAACATTTTTGTTTGGCTGGATTAAAATATTCGAAGATAAGATTGTTAAAAAGTTTCATCATGTCGAATGCAATAAACGTTATAAAGTGTGTTGTGATCATAAAAATGTAACAAATGTTACATCTTATAAAGGTTACGGTGGAAAAAAGCCTCAAATAACAGTTAATAGTAATTACAATAACCTACTAGAAGAAATAGATGATACAGTTGAATGCAGTGCAGAAGTAATGGACAGATTTGAAGAGTTCGCAAACCGAATAAAATATTTTGGGTAAAACTATGAGTAAATGCATAACAGAATACATAGATGACTATTGTAAAGATACTTATGGTCATACAAATTGGGAGTTTATAACAAGGTATGATGGTAGATCTGATGATGACATTCCAGACAAATATCATAAAATATATGAACCTTTGAACATTGGAATATTAGAAACTCTTAATAAAACTTATTTTAAAAGCAAAGGATTATCAAAAATGCAAATGAAGGAAATTAATAGAGATGAATAATGAGATAATTGCATTATTAAAAGATAGGCTTGAAATAGGTAAGAAAGAATACCGTCAGGAGGTTGATCCTTTTGACGGTAGAGATTGGATCCAAGAATCTATAGAAGAAGCATTGGATTGTTGCATTTATTTAGCAACTGCATTGTTAAAAATTCAAAAAACTAAAAAAGGGGTA